AAAAAGCGGCGAAGATATACGACCTACAGCTTCGTTCTGGAACCAAAACAATCAACGAAATCCGCGAAGAGCGGGGCGAAGAACCTGACCCAGACGGCAACGTTCTCCTGGTCTACACCGCCAACGGCGCGGTGCCGTTGAAGGACGTTGTTCAAGGCAAACTTATTCCGCCAACCTCAGCAGGGACTGAAGCAGGATCGGACTCGGAGTCAAGTGCGCCTGGCTCGAAGCCGAAACCCGACTCTACTTCGTCTCCTGCTGGGGCCAGGCCAATTAGGGGGCCAAATCGACCTCCCAATTCGAGTCCAGTTCCGACGGCGAAATTGGACAAAGCCACCAAGGCAGAATTACAAGCCGCCGCAGACCAAGCCAAAGGGCATCTGGATGATTTGAGTCCGAGTCAGGCGTCTGCGGGTAACTATCCCAAGGGGCACATCTGGATTCAGGGACTCAACATCTCAATCGAAAATAACAAAGGTTCCCTTCGAGGGGAGAAAGACACAAGTGGGAAGAAGTGGCAAGTCAGAATGCCGGCCCCATATGGTTACATTCGCGGAACCGTGGGAGCGGACGGTGATTCGGTCGACGTCTACCTGGGCAAAAATCCCAATTCTGAAACAGTTTGGGTAATCGACCAAAGACGGGTTTCCAAAAAAGGCAAGCCTAAGAAGTTCGACGAGCACAAGGTCTTCATCGGGTACAAGAAGCTCAAGACCGCGATGAAGGACTGGCTCAAGTCGCATTTCGACGACCACGGGCATGATCGAATTTCAGCGATTACTGAACTCTCGATGGACGAACTCAAGGCTTGGTTAAAGACCGGCGATTTGAAAGAACCTCTTTCTGACCAGAACGTTGGGACTCCGGTAGATCTTCCCGACAGTTTGAAAAAGCTCGACACGGTTTCAACCGCGACCAATTTAATCTCAACTGGAAACAGACTCCCAAAGAAACGGAAGAAAAAGAAGAAGCCTTCCCCTGGTGCGCGTTGGCTCGAACTCGGAGCAATATAAATGGCCGTAGTCCCAGACGGAAGTTGGTATCGGACTCCTCAAGGCGGTACAGTCCCGGCGAGTGCCCTCTTGGCGCCAACCGGAAATCTCGACTCCAACGGGCTACCCATCTATGGCCCGGTATCGTCTACAAATCCGGCGAACGTAACTGGACAAGTCGGCGGCTTCGTTGCTCGGGTCTCGGCGAGCTTTACCCGACCCAACAATTCGACTCCCTATGTTGTTGGCCAATTAGTTGCCAACAACACAGCAGCCGGCTCGGTCGTTCCAATGAGCTTTGCTATTTCCCGTCTCGCGGGAAAGGGCGGAATGATCCGACGAGTGCGGCTCCGAAAGAATGGAACTGGAATTACCAACGCAAGTTTCCGGCTGCATTTATATTCTGTGGCGCCGACTCCTTCCAACGGTGATGGCGGAGCTTGGCTGACTGATCAAGCTGGAGCCTACGTTGGCTCGATGGATGTGACCTGTGATCGGGCCTTCACTGACGGGGCGTCAGGAAATGGTGTTCCCAACACTGGAAGCGAAATCATCTTCACAGCGGATATCTATTACGGACTCCTGGAAGCCCGAGGCGCCTACACCCCAACGGCCCAGGAAATTCTGACTCTCTTGCTCGAAGTCGTGCAAAACTAATGCTTGCTACGGCTCCACAAGACCTGTCTCTGCTAACAGGGTATCCAGCACCTTTGCTCGACTTCGATTTCGTCAACGGCGTCTATCGGCAAGACGGGGTTGGCGCAAACTCTGCAATCAGCAACTTCATCACCACTAGCCGAGCATCGGTTGGCTATGCCGACGATCAGTTGGGAAATTGGACAAGTTTCTCGGCGAACACAGCGCGAGCAGTTACTCCCGGTGGCAAGGGGCTTCTGGTCGAAGAAGCGCGTACCAACAGCATCCGCAACAATTCGATGCAGGGTGCAGTTGTTGGGACTCCAGGAACTGCACCCCTAAACTGGCAAATAAACGCGGGTACAGGACTGACTTCATCTGTCACCCAACTTGGAACTGTTAACGGAATTGAGTTTATTGCCATTAGACTGGCGGGAACATCTGGCAGTACTTTTTCGTCTATCTACACAGAAGCAACTACTCAAATCGCTGCGAGTAACGGACAGACATGGACAGAAAGTTTGTTCATGGGGGTGGCGGCGGGCGCTACCAACGTAAATACTGTTTTCCCTGTGATCCAGCAGTATGCCGGCGGGGGTGGCTTTCTTTCAGCTTTGAACGGTCTTAATTTTCTGCCCTCTTTAGGACCGACTGCCACAACTAGGATCGTCAACACACAGACGACAAACAACGCCTCGACAGCCTTCGTCCGCGCGGGCATTCAGATCAATTACAATTCTGGCGTTGCCGTTGACATTACCTTGCTGATTGGCTGGCCCCAGCTTGAACTTGGCGCATTCGCTACGAGTCCAATCCGCACTACCAATGCAGCAGCTACGAGAGCGGCCGATAAAGCGACACTAACCAACCCGTCAACAGTGACTAACGTACAAACGCTTGGTGCCCAATTCGTCAGCTTAACCAACAACGGTACTCCTGCAATTTTAGATGTTAGTGACGGTACAGCAAATAACCGAAACACATTATTGGTCAATAGTGCCTCTGGGCAGAATGCTTCGGGAGCCAGCGTTATATCTGCGGGGGCACAAAATCCCCGCCTAGACGGTAGTGGCCCCTATATAGTAAATACTCTTGTAAAGGCTGCATATGCGTCGCAGCCAGGACAACGTGCATTTGCGTCAAACGGGGGCGTAGTTAGTTCCTCCATTAACATGGGAACTCTTACTGGACTTACAACCATAAGTATTGGCACTTTTGGAGCCGGAGTGGCGGGATTCGCAAATGCATATATTCGTCGAATTATGCTGTGGCCAACTACGTACTTGTCGAATATATCTTTACAAAGACTGACTCTGTAATGTCTCAGATCGACGCCATGTTCAAATTCGCCTCGCTGGCCGCCGCCAAGGCCGATCCTGTCGTGCAGCATTACATGGCGTTGGACGACTCCCAGCAAGCGCAGTTCCAACTGAGCGTCATCATTCCAGGCGTTCAGGTTTGGAGAGCAAGTCAGGATGTCGCTGGCACCGATGGAGATGGAAACCCAACGGTGACTCATACCTTCCTGCCGGGCTACTTTATCTTCGTCTCAGCCGACCATGTAATCCCCGAGCTTCGCGACCATCCGGCCTTACAAGTCGCAGTTGACAGGGACAAGATGAACGCTCGGCAGGCAGGCATGGTGCTCAAGAGCACCATTACCAACAGTCTGCTGCAAGACCTCCGGTTTCAGCCAATCTACGCGGGAATGGACCCGCCATGGGGGAATTGGAGATGAGAATCTTTGCTGGGGCATTGTTGCTGCTGTTTCTTAGTGCTTGCGGGCAAGGCGGAATTGGAACAGGTCCAGTAACAATCTCCGACCCAATGGCGTATCTGGCACAGTCGAAGAAGCCAGACGGAAATGTTTCGACTCCACTCTCAGGAACCGACGGAATGGTTTATCGTAGGTTCGACTTTGGACATGTCCAGGCCGAGGACAGCTTTCTAACCGGGCCAACAACGGCGATCACGGCCTGGAGCTATTCTCCCTGGGGTGAATTTGTCGACTCCAACGGTGACGGTGGGGAAGTCTATTCCCTCCAAGGAAACATAGTCCATATCACCAGCACCAAGCATCTGGGAGTACCGACAACACCGATCTCTTGGGTAGCGTTGAGGACCGACACGATTGACTGTTCTCAAGGATGGACATCTTATTCGGTCCTGGAACGAGGTTGTAAGGCGACGGTTTCTTATCCCAACATCGGACCGATAGACACTATCATCAGCGAACACCTGAATCCGGTTGAACGGTTTGTCGAACGCATCTTCCTTGGCCGTGGTTGGGGACGTTTAGCCTGGCAAACGTTCCGGGCAACGGGCGCCCCAGCTCCCGACCGTTGTCCTTCGTTCGGCTGGAACGAATATCAGAACTGGATACTGACCGACTGTCGCTATGTTGTGAACATCGAACCGGCAAACGGAACATTGTCTGGTTCGATGCTCTGGCATCCATAAACATGGCAAATACTCAAACCTAAAGGAGAAGGTAAATGTCGACAGTGCAGTTGAATGCCGCCGCGATCGGCGGACTGATTCAAACCGGGTTTTCGGGAAATGTGCAAGTCCCGGCAGACGGCCTCATTACCGTCGACACCCGGGACGCGGCAAATTTGCTCGCGGCAGGATGCAGCTACGTTCGAGCAACGACTCGGCAACAGACCATCACCACTCCCGCTGCCGGCGCGGTCGGGCAGTTGGTTGCGTCAACGGCGTTTTCTAACGGCACCAAGACGATCGCCAACCAGCCGGATGTGGCCAGGTTAGCTTCCGTTCGAATTGACCCCGGGACCTCTGCCATCACGGCGGGAAATGTCGCAGTTTCCTACATTGCGCTCGATGGAACCACCACGGTCGACAATCTTTCGGCCGTGACTGCGGCGAGCACGGTTCTGAGTCAGAACATCTCCAAGGGCATCGTGAAGCTGAATTCGCTTGTGGTTACTGCGGTCGCCGGCGGCGCCAGCCCAGGAATCCAGATGGACACGCTGAACCAGCTGGGCGTCATGGCCGACCCAGGCTATGTCGATTTCTCGGTCCTGGATCTGAAGGTCGATGGCGTGGACTCGGGCGTTGCGAGCGTCGCAACTGCTGCAGCTTGCTTCACTCCGTCGACGGCGCCCAACGGCACCCACACCTACAACGTCATCGCGAACTTCAATTCGCCGGTGACCTGAAGGGAGTCTGATCCGTTGCCCACCGCTGCTGCGCTAGTACAGACGGGAATCGAGTTTCAGAGTCAAGGAGATCTTGAGGCTGCTCGGCTTCATTATCTCGCAGCTCTGAAACTGGATTCGAACTGTGTCCAAGCCATCGCGAACCTGTGCGTCGTGTTGGCCGAGACTAACCGACTTGAAGGTGCAGCAGCATTAGCCTGGAAGCTCGTCGACCTGGTTCCTTTCAATGGAAACTTCTGGGAACTGTTGGGGAACTTTCTAACAAGGCTGGAGCGGTTGGACCTGGCCGAATATGCCTTCGATCAGGCGATAGGACTGAGTCCAGAGTCTCCGAGCATCCACCATAATCTGGCGTTGTGTCTGTTGAGGCAGAGAAAATATCAACAGTCGATCGCAGCGTTCGAGCGCGCAGAGAAGCTCGGATCAAGGGGTCACGGAATCAAGAACGACAAAGCCCATGCCTTTATGGCCCTGGGAAACCTGAAACAAGGTTGGGAATTGTATGAGTCCCGGTGGGATACCTTGGTTCACCTTCCACCGTGGGATTATCACATTCCCGAGTGGAAGGGAGAAAATCTGACAGCAACCCGAATCCTTATTCATGGCGAACAAGGTCTTGGCGACACGATCATGTGTTCAAGATTCTTTCGTGACCTCGCCGACTGGGATTGGGCAGATGTGACTCTGGGAGTTCCCAGAACCCTTCAGAACTTGTTTTCTGCCCAGGATTGGAACCTGAACATCTTGCCGATTGAGGACATGAACGAAGAAAACATGAAGGGCTTTGATTATCAGAGTCCAATGTATTCGGCAATGAGATATTTGGAAATTGACTCGCCAAAGGACGTTTCATCAAAGGCTTATTTGAAGGTCCCGGAACCGAGAAAGTTCGAGTCTGATTTTAACATCGGACTCTGTTGGGCTTCTGGCCGCCGTGGAACCGAGATGGACGCTCGGCGAAGAGAAGCTGACTTGAAGCTGTTTCTCCCCCTGATCGAGAATCCGAAATTCAAAATCTGGTCACTTCAGAAAGGGACCAACGAAGAAGACATTTCAAACCTGGGTCTTGAAGGTCTTGTTTCCGACGAAACCGGAATGTTCTCAGATTTCTACGAAACGGCGAAATTCATTTCAGGCTTGGATCTGGTTTTGACAGTTGACACTGCGGTCGCCCATCTCTCGGGGGCGCTGGGCATACCGACTTTCATGCTAGCCCAATTCTCCAACTGCTGGAGATGGTGGAACATTGAGAATGGATCGGGCGAGCCCTGGTACTCGGGAATGAGAATCTTCAGACAATCAGTTCCGGGCGATTGGAAAGGCCCAGTCACAGCGGCAATTAACCAGATCAATCTGGGTCTGGTCCAGAGGAAGATTGCAGCGTGATTTATACCATTTACCACCAAGCGCGCCCGCACGAGTCCACAGACGCTTGTCAGGCTATCTTTGTCGGCCGGCCAATCGGAAACAACATCGCGCATCTTGAAACCTTAGCTGAGATGCGGGCACACTTCTGGATCTGGAAGAACAAAAATCCTATGTTCTGGGTCGGCTTCCAGCATTATCGGAGATACTTGGACCTGAGAAACACTGACTCCAGGGCGAAGATTGAAGTCACAGAGCCCCAACCGCAGGAAGAAATTCCCGCTTGGGTTGAGGACTTCGACGTGATCGTCCCCAGGGCTTGGCAAATGAATCGGAATCTGACGGTCGGGGAACAATTCTGCGAGGCTCATGGAAACGAAGCCTGGAACCAGATGTTGGCGCTTGTTCCTGACTTTGAAAGATATTCCAAACGAAACTCCTATCATGTTTGTAACATCTTTCTGACTCGGTGGGAGATTTTCGCCCGGTATATGGAATTTTGGTGGGATCTTTCCCAGAGCCTCCTGAGAACAGTTTCTGTGCCTGAGAACTCCTACCAACATCGGATTCTGGGCTTTCTGTCCGAACGAATCTGGAGCTTCTGGTTAGATCGAGAACAAGAACGAACCGGAATCAAAATTTTCGAGGTCCCGCTGATGTTGGTGACTCCATGAAGATCTCCCTTCCAGATGTGACGGTTGTGGTCATTGACACGGTTTGTCACAGCTTGGCCCTCGAAGCAATCAAGGACACAGTTCGTGAGATCGAGCCGGCGGAGATTCTGGTTTGGAGCGATCGGAAACAGTTTCCCTTCTGTGATGTGATTCCCACAGGGGCGAAATCTTTCGAAGAAGTTGGAAAAATCCTCTGGTACGATGTGCCGAAAACAGTCAAGACCAGTCATTTCCTCGTCGTTCAATGGGACGGTTGGGTACTTGACGCAGGGAATTGGAACCCGAATTGGCTGGATCGAGATTACATCGGCGCTCCGTGGTGGCATCGGGACGGGCTCAACGTCGGAAACGGTGGATTTAGCCTTCGATCAACCGACTTGGCGAAATTCATTGCTAAGAACCAACAAATTTTTCCACTGGCGAACCCCGAAGACGTGGCGATTTGCCGGCACTATCGAAAGACCCTGGAACTCTTGGGCTTTAGCTTCGGCTTAGAGTCAGAAGCAAGAAAATTCTCTTTCGAACGAACCGAACGGGTTTCAAGTTTCGGGTTTCATGGGATTTTCAACTGGGGAAAAGTCCTCTCCCCGGACAAACTTCTCTCCCGACTCGAACTGGTGAACGACTATGTTCGTTCCAGGCCCGAGTGGGCGGAGTTCTGGACTCAGGCAAGGACTCTTATCAGTGCATGATACAGCCAGAGAGACGGGGAAGGCATTCTTCGAAACCTATGGGCCGGGGAAGAAGTCTGTCCTCGACGTGGGCTCGTTCGATGTCAATGGAACGTTAAAAGATTATGTTCCTGACGATATGAACTACTGCGGAACTGACATTTCTTCCGGCCCGAACGTGAACGTGGTTCTTGACGATCCGCATCGGTTTCCATTTGTTTGTGAGGAATTTGACCTCATCGTTTCGACTTCCTGTTTCGAACACGACGATATGTTTTGGCTCACCTTTTCCGAAATGTGTCGGATCGTAGCGCCCGGAGGATTTATTTACATTTCAGCTCCTGTTGCAGGAGCAGTCCATAATCATCCTATCGACGCCTGGAGGTTCTATCCCGACGCAGGGATAGCTCTCGCCCGTTGGGGTGAGAGAAATCTGGAGCCAATTTCACTCATTGAGTCGTTTATTCGTCCACCTGGCTCAGAAGGCTGGTCGGACTTCGTTGCGGTTTTTGCCAAAAGACCGTTCGGAAGGCCAGTGAATCTTTTAGTTAGTCAGTTTCCAAACGCAATGCACGTAAGGACTTGAATCGAGCCTAACCTTCAACAAAGGAGAGTATGATGGCGACGGTAACGAAAGTGACTTCGGGAAGCACCACGACCTACACTGTCACAGACGCCCAGGGCAACGCGGCGACCTTGGCGGTTCTGGTCAATCCCGTGACCGGGAACGTGATTACTTACGGCGGTGCAGCCGTCCACAATGACGCGACGGCGATGATCAGTCAGCTATTGCTTCAGTTGCGAACGGGACTCCTGCCCGGCGCCGGCGCCCAGAATCTTCAGCCTTAGGGCGAACCAGCCAACTCGGAGAGAAAAGGGGGCCAAGAATGATTATCGAGATCCTTTTTGTCGTGACCATGTTCCTCTGGTTCTTGGCCCTTCTGCCTTTCCAGCCGGTTGAACCCTACCGGCCCTATGCGACTACCTGGCTCGCGTTCGTGGCGATCCTGTTGCTGGGAGTCCATGTTTTCGCCGGATACCTGGTGAGATAAGGTTTCGGTCGTTGAAATTTGCGCTTCAGATACGCAGCGGTCTAGTGGGCCAAGTTTGCCGACTGAAAGAGGCGGCGGGCTGCGGCGATTTTTCGCCGGCTCAGGGACTCGATTGCGTTGACGGAACGGCCAGCCCGAGGTGGCGCGACTGGGCACGTGACGTAATCGCTTACGTGTCGGCCGAGGCTGCCCACCGACTCTGTCGACGGGTGCCGCTGGTGACAGCATACAGCCTAGCTGACTGGAGCCTTTCGCGGACTGGGTGGCCCAGACTAGACTCAAAGTCTTTTTTGGGCCAACACCCAGAATTTGTACCTTGAACAAAATTGGTCAAGACGCCGCTCGGTATGTTTCAAGATCTTCGACGTCGGAACATTGTTCGCTTTGTTCTATGTTTCGAGGTCCAAGCTCTTGCACCCTCGTTCAGGGGATTACTTCGCCGAACGGTTGGTGTCGATACTTCGATCGAAAACCTCTTGGGAAGGTAAGCGAAATGCCGGATGATTTCAAACTCTTCCTTCCGATTTCGAAGGTTGAGAAGCAGAACGACGGGTCGGTGACGATTTCGGGCTATGCGTCAACGCCGGCGTTGGATCTCGATGGCGAAATTGTCAGCCTTGATGCTGTCAAAAAAGCCCTTCCGGGTTATATGGCTTGGCGGAACATTCGCGAAATGCACCAGCCGCGAGCGGTCGGAGTCGCGAAAGAAGCCAACGTCGACGAAAAGGGACTGTTCCTTACTTCCAAGATCGTCGACAAGGCCGCGGTGGAGAAGGTTCTCGAAGGCGTTTACAAGGGCTATTCGATCGGTGGGCGGAAGCTCGCCAAAACCGGGAACACGATTACCGAGATCGACCTGGTCGAGATTTCGATTGTCGACCGGCCAGCGAACCCGGAATGTCCGTTTTCAATTGCCAAGTCGGCGAAAGCCTTTACCGACTCGACTGTTGGTTATCTCGTCAAGACCGCTTCTCCGCCCCGGGACCCCAAAGCGCGTGCTCTCGGCCAGATGGCGAAAGCAGTTCGGACTCTCGCGAAGGCCCCACCGGCGGCTCACGATGGACTGTCACTTCCTGCTCCGATGAAATGCGCTGCACATGGGCTTCTCGACTGCAAGAAGTGCATGAAAGCCGCGAAGAAGGCGGAAAAAATCAAGAAACGTGAGGTTTCGGAACAGGAACGTTCTCGACTCGCTGGGACTGGGGCTGCCCTTCCCGACGGTTCCTTTCCGATTGCCAACCGGTCTGATCTTGCCAATGCCCGGCAAGCTGTGGGTCGGGCGAAAGACCCTTCCAAGGCTCGGGCGCATATCAAAGCGCGGGCGGAAGCTCTCGGAGTCACACTTCCCGACAACTGGAAAAAGAAAGAAGCTTCGGCGTTGATCCAGTCCGCCGAAGACTCGCTTCTGAAACTTGACCCAAGTCCTGCGTCCGAGCTGTCCTTTCTGACCCTGGACGCCGGAGAGAAGCCTCGCCGCGATGGGGCTTCTTTGGGTAAGCGTCGATCTGGCCATGAGTCGATGCTTGAGGTCGACCTCGACCTTCAGAAAGGCGGCAATGGCGCGGACGAGGATTTTTTGGACTTGAAATTTGTGCAACCTTCTGAGGACAGAACGATGACAGTACAGGGTGACGCGTTGACGAAGTGGCTGATCGAGAACGGGATGGCGGATGTCGTCCAGAAGGCTCGGCAGGGTTCTCCGATGACTCGGGCGGCTCGCATGGCCGACGCCAGGGGGAACTTGAAGAAGGTCAAGAAGGCTCGCGGTGGCGCGGCTGCGGCGATCGAGGACGCCCACAAGGTCTTGAAGGCGGCCTACTTGTCGAAACAAGCTCTCATCAAGGCCGGCAAGAAGCCGCCGATGGATGACGACGGCGACTTCGACATGGGCAAGGTCATGGGATCGCTTCAGAAAGCCTTCGGCGAGCTGACGACCATGAAGACCTTCATCAAGGCTGCCGATGGTCAGCTGAAGAAGGCTGCTTCTCGCGCCGGCCAGCGGGGCCAGGAAACCACCGACGGGAACGAGTTCTACCAGGTTCCTGCGGGAGTGAAGGATCTGAATCAGAGCGATCTTACGTCTGCCGGTCCGGGTTCGGGGCGTGGTTCGGAACCTCCGATGTATCCGGTCGACGGTGGCGTCTATCCCGGCAAGTCGGCAAAGAGCAAAGGCATGATTTCGGTCGACCACGCTGAAGCGATCGCCAAGGCTGCTGCTGCCGAAGCCAAGGTCGAATTGCTGGAACGGGCGCCGATTGGTCCTTCCGGTCGCCGGCCCTATTCGTTCGATGTGACGAAAGCCTTCTCCGGCAACGGAAAGAATGCTGCGTCAAACAACGAGGCGACGAAAACGCTGTTCGACGGCGTCGATCCTGCTGCCTTGATGTCCGGCGACGAGCACGCCCACACGGCTGCAACCGCGCGGGTGATCGGCAACATGCTGACTCATCCTTCCACCTTCGGCAAGAGCGTGCTGTTCGACCCCAACTTCAAGGGAGGGGCCGGCTTCAAGGCACAAAATTCCTAAGTCGGGCACGTTCGCCCACGTTTAACCCAATCCAAGGAGACTTTGAATGCCCGACGGTAACATGATGCAGGTTCCCTTCACGGGACCGAATGGTATCGGCAACGAATTTGTCGCCTCGTTGTTCGAGAATGAGAACTTCCAGGCGATGATCGACAAACGCTTTGGCGGGTTGGCTAAAGCCGATACGATCGCGCAAGCAACGAACCTTCTTTGGTACGACCTGCGCCCGGTCGTCCAGATGCTCTATCCCTATCGGGAATTGATTCCGCGGATTTCACGGCTTCCGCGAGTCAGTGCCGATGGCGGCACCGCGTTCAACTGGAAGCGGATCACTGGAGTCAACGTCAACGGCGCGTCGAGCGGCGTGTCGGAAGGCAACCGCGGCGCCCGGATCGCGATTTCCGAACAGGACATGCTGTCGGCATTCCGAACCCTGGGTTTCGAAAGCTCGGTCACATTCGAAGCGCGGCTCGCGGGAAGGAATCTCTCCCCGGATACGTTGGGGCTTTCGGTCCAAAGTTCCCTACGATCCCTGATGATCGACGAGGAGAAAATCCTCATCAATGGCAACGCAGGGCTTCCGCTGGGCACGACACCGACTCCGGCTCTCGTTGCTGGTGCGGTTTCGGGCGTTACCGGAACCATCAACGGGACGATTTACGTCGCGTGTGTTGCTCTCACCGGCATGGGGCAGTTGGGTTATTCGACCTACAACTCCACGACCGGTTTGGGTGGTGTGCTCGGGCAGGTCACCAAGACCAACGCCGACGGTTCAACCGACACCTATGGCGGTGGCTCGGCGAAACCTTCGGCCGTTGCGTCGGCAGCTCCGACCGGCACCCAGGCCGTCACGGCGGCGGTTGCGGCAGTCACGGGCGCCTCTGCCTACGCTTGGTTCGCGGGAACCGCGGCGAATGCGCTCTACTATGCTGGACTTACTCCCAGCAACCAGGCGATCCTGTCGAAGTATCCGTCGACTTCCGGCCAGCCGATGACCAATCTTCAGGTCGCCGGGAACTATCAGGACAATTCGACCGATATCCTGATCCCGGACGGGGTTTTGACCCAGATCGTTGGCTCGATCACTGGCGCGGCGCCCGGAACGGCGATGGCGACCAATCCCATTCTGCCTTCGGGGATTACGTTGTCGGCCAGCGGCTCGATTATCTACACGATGGGTTCGGGCAACACTGGGGTCACGATCTCGGGGACGAATATCCTCGAATTCGATGCGATCTTGCGCGCCGCTTACGACCAGTACAAGCTCGGCTACGATCGGATCTTGGTGTCGTCGGTTGAGACCGCGGACATCTGGGGTGCGTTCCTGGCCCAAAGCGCCAACGCGTCGAGCTTCCGCATCTTGTTCGACGCCGACCAGGAAACCGGACGGATCGTTGCAGGTCGGAGAATCACCTCCTACCACAACAAATTCTTCGGCAACACGCTCGATGTCGAAGTGCATCCGTACGTTCCGCCCGGGACCGTGATCTTCTGGTCGGACAGGTCGCCCTACGAACTCTCGGGTGTGGCCAACTTGATCGAGGCGAAGGTTCGGCAGGACTACTATCAGATCCAGTGGCCTTGGTCGACTCGGCGGTATGAATACGGCGTGTACGTCGACGAGACGTTCCCGATCTACTTCACGCCGAGCTTTGCGCTGCTGACGAACAAGAACCCGAGCAGCGGCACGATGGTGTTCTAGACTGGTTTCGCGGCTGGTCTTTCTAGGTCCTACTTCTCTTTCTGTTAATCATGGCCAAGGAGATTTTCGATGTGGATGATGTTCCCAGAAGGTGTCACGGAAGTATCCGTTGAGCAGATGAACTTCGTTGCGGAGGTCCACGACGAAGAGAAGCACGGATATTTTCGGGCACCGGACCATCTGGTTCCGAGTCTGATCGACTTGACGAAATGTGTTGTTCGGGTTCCTCCGGTCGATCATCCGGATGATTTGCCGCCGACGGCTCTGACCACAGCAACGTCCGATCTCGCGATTGCGAACGAGAACTTGCGGAATGAAAATTCCGACCTGCGAGGAAGCATTGCGGAGCTGAACGTGAGGGTTTCTGACCTGATGCTTCAGCTTCATGAAGCCAAGACGGAGCTGAACAACTTCAAGTTCGAGCAGGAGCAGAAGGGAACGGAAACATCGGAAGCCTCTTCCGAAACTCCCATGATCGGTGTTGAGACTTCTTCCCGCAAGAAAGGCTAAGTTTCCATGACTCTGGCAAGCGGCGATTTGACAACTCTCTCAGCAGCGAGGCTTTGGGTTGACCCACTTCCGAGTGATGCTGTCTTAGCGCCGCTTATTACTCGGGCTTCGATGTCGATTCGGTCGATCTTGAACCGGACGAGCCTTTTACCCCGAGCTTATTCCGAACAGTTCGACGGAACCGGAACGGCGCAACTCGTTCTTCCAAATTATCCGGTTCTGGGCCTACCGACTTTGTCTGTCTCTGGCCAGTCTATTTCTCAGGCGGCTCAGGAGGGAGACGGACCTGGCTTCTGTTTTGGCTTTCGCTATCAACCTTGGAATGGAATACCTCCTGGAAATCCGGCGGTTTTGGAATTGGTCGGAACAAGGTATTGGGGCGGAAGGCAGAACGTAGTTGTCAATTACTCTGCCGGGTATCAAATCACTGATGAACCTGGAACGGTTGATGCGACAACGTATCAAATCACGCCTTTAATTCCTCAGGGAAATTGGGCGAGCGATCAGGGAGTCGTTTATGCCGATACCGGGGTGGCGTTGGTTCCAGTGGCGGACTCGCCGACTGTTGGCCAATATGTTCCACCGAACCCGGAAGGGTTGATGCCGATTTTGTATTATCAATTTTCTGTTGACGATGCGAGCCAGAATCTACTTCTTTCCTACGGATTTATCCCATACGACATCGAACAGGTTGCATTGGAAGTAATTGCAGACCGGGCAAGCTATCGGACTCGTGCCGGTGTCCGATCTAAGAGTCTTGCTGGACAGGAGACGATCGCCTATACCGACACCGCGCTGAATGACTATGTGAACAGAAGTCTCGGCGCGTATATTTCTGTTCTTCCTCCAGCAATAGGAGCGGCGGTGTAGTCATGGCCAATGACACTAGCCCGGAACCTGTTCAGCTTCCTGGGAATATAGGAAAACTCATTCTCGATCCTCTTGAGCATTCGATCGCGGCGGGGGCGAGAGAGGCGCTGAAGGTTGGAGTTCCAACCCACAACGTGGTCGAGATGTTTCTGAACCATCTCGCTTCTGTGGTCGCAATGATCGAGCCCGCTGGGGCAAGGGCAGCCACGGTCGAAGGACTCGTGAACAGCTTCGGAACTATGGTCCATAAACATGTTGAGGCCCAAAGAACCACAAAAAGCGGCCTTCTGGTTCCTCGGCCGGAATTAGTCAATGGCTGATTGCGGCGCGTGCAATCTCTGCTGCAAACTTCTCGCTGTCCCTGACATCGGCAAACCTGCTCGGATGCTGTGTTGGCACACGGGACTCCACGGCGGCTGTGCGGTTCATAGGGAAAAAGAAACCGACCCGAAACTCACCGCCTGCCATCAATGGAAGTGCGTTTGGCTCGCGTCTCAGGGACTTGAGGATGAAACCAAACGTGGCAGTCGGATGCTTCGGCCCGATATGTGCCATGTGGTTCTTGGGCCGTTTGATCGGGACGATCCGCATTTGCTTTATGTCCAGGTCGATCCAGCATACCCTGCGGCGTGGAAAAACTCCCACGTTCAGGCGTACCTCTCCGAAGTCATTTCCAAAGGCGCCAGGATTGAAGTCATCATTGATGAAGTGAGGTTTCGTTGGGATGGGGAAAGGTGTATGCCTGTTGAAGAGGCTTCCGAGTATGCCCAAGCCCATGCCGAGCGAGAGATCGCCTGATGCCCGGACTTCCAGTCGATCGGGCCGCCATAAAGAGCGCCTTGTTTACCCGACTCCAATCGGCTACGTTTTCGGTTCCGATCAACGGCTTTACGACTTGGGCGCAAACTTCGCGCCGGTTGAAGCTGTTTAACAATATTGATCCGAGCAACCAGCCGGCGATGTTTCTGGTTCAGCATCATGAGACTTATGAACAGTATGGAACGGGACGTTTGACCCGTCGATTTCTGAACATGGGTGTTTGGTGCTATGCGCCGACCGGAGAGGAATCTATTGTTGGCGATGACCTTCTCGACTTGATGGAAACCGCCATTGAAACGGTTCTTCAACCTGACGATCCGTTTCGGAACGAGCTTACCTTGGGAGGTTTGTTGACTCCCAATAACGGTTGGTGTCGCATCGACCGTAGAGATGGCATGTTCATTAGAGATCCTGGAGACATTGACAACCAGGCGCTTTTGATCATGCCGATTAGGATTCTACTTCCATAAAGGAGAATGAGATGTCGGACGGAACAAACCCCGAGACTCGGATCATTCCAGACGATGGCACAACGCCGGGGCCGGGGCCAACGGATGTGACTCAGACAGAAACCACGACGGGATATGGCGAGGATGCGGCGCCGACAGAATCAGCCCCGGCGGCGCCGTCGGCACCTGACACGAATTCCGCCATCGAGGAGGCAATCAGAAAGTGGACCAGCGGCCACTTGTATAATTCTCCGTTGGCCCAGGCGACTGAAGCCTGGAACCACGTCATGGGCTCGCTCAATGCCCTGCGGACGTATCTGAAGGAGGAACTGGGCAAGGTTCAGTAACAGACACGGTTTCAATTTCGCAACCCCAACTTGGGAGACGACGATGGAGTTCGGATTTGGTTCAGGCATCTTGACGGGGTCGCGAAATGACATCGCGAATCAGACCCCGGTTCGATTCGGTGCCCTTCAGAATATCGACTTGGAATTTGCCGGCGATATTAAGGAACTGTTCGCGACGCAGCAGTTCCCGATCGACGTCGCGCGCGGCAAGACCAAGATCACGGGCAAGGCGAAGGTCGCCGAAATCAAGGGCTCGATGTATAACGAGATCTTTTTCGGTCAGACCCTCGCCACTGGGGCGCTGAAATACGCCTACAACGAGTCGGTCGCGGCGGGAACCTCGGGCTTCTCCTACACCGTGGCGAACTCGGGCTCGACACCACTCGTCGACCAGGGAGCATTCTACCTCTCGGGCGGAAACCAGTTGAATTACGTTACCGGGGCGCCCGGCAGCGGACAATACAACTGGAATCCTTCCACCGGGGTCTATGTCTTCGCCACCGCGGATGCTGGGTCTGCCTTCTGCGTGAACTACACATATCACGTTTCATCCGGGTTCAACATCGCGATCGGCAATCCGTTCATGGGGACAACTCCCCAGTTCGCTGCGACCTTGTTCCAGCAGTTCGAGGGGAATCAGGTCGTGTTGGTCCTGAACAAATGCGTTTCGAGCCGGCTCACGTTCCCGACTCGGATCGACGACTACGTGCTTCAGGACATCGACTTCTCGGCATTCGCAGACGCGAGCGGCAACGTCGGCACCTGGAACACCAGCAACTAAGTCTGAATCTGAAACCTTAACCGGAGCTTCTATCATGGCCGATGGAAACGGAAACGGACACGACGATGGACAAACCGGCGCCACTCTTGGCGTTGGGGAATATGTTCCGTTCACGATTGGGGGCAGGGAAATTCGCGTTCCCGCCCTCAGTCTGTGGGACTTGGAACAATCGAGGGAAGATATTCGAGCCCTCAATTCCGATATGTATTGGACCGAATATGCCTCGACGGTCCTGAGAATCATAGCCCGGAAGATGGGGAATGTTGACAACTACCTTCCCATGTCCGAAGCATGGATGAAGTCCTGTACGGTCAAGGAAGCAAATGGAATTACGCCGGCATTTAACCAACTGCTGGCCCTCAGCGGGTTTGAGAACGCTGCTGCTACCGACCCTTTAGCATCGGAGGAAGCCGGGGCGAGCCCTGGGACTGGGACATCGGACGAATCGCCGCCGAACTCGCCGTCGCTTTCCGAATTCCAGACCTCCGATACCTCAAGCGAACCGTAACGCTGAAGGACTACCAGCTTTTTCATAAGGCTTGGACAGATAATCCTCCAGGAGACTGGCTTCTTGCCGCACAGTTGGGGTATAAAGCTCCTGAAGCCAAGCATAAGGCTGCAGTCGAGAACACAAAAATGATGTTCGACATTATCAAAGGGTTTGAGGAAGCGGCGAAAAAGAAATGATAACCGTTCGGGTCATTGCGGAAGAAGCTATTTTTCACCTGGACAAACTCCCAGCAGCTATTCGAAACGCACTCAAGAAAAAGTACGAGGATATTTTCGACCAGCTTCGAGCAGGGATGAAGGATCAGGTTCCGCTGAAGTTCCTTGATCCGAAACTGGTAACGTCTGGGGTGGAAGAAATCGGATCGACAGTTGTCGGTTTCATCGAAGCTGAAGACAAGCCTGGCGTTTATGCCATCTTTCCAACAAAAGCTAAAGTGCTTCGGTTTCTTTCCAAGTCCGGAGAGATTGTCTTCGCCCCGAAGGTGCTTAATCATCCTTTCCCCAAGGCCGCCCAGCATTTGAATCAGTATCTTCTTGACTCCAAGCCCTGGATCGTTGAGCAGTTGACCAACGCTGTGAAGGACGCCTGATCGTGCCTGATAACGTGAGAATTGAACTTAGTGCCCAGGACGATGCGTCAAGTGTTGTTAGAAATTTATCGAATGAACTTCGAAAATTTCAAGTGCAGCACGACTCCATTATTCGCAAGTATGGCGAACATGCAGGAGAGGTTTATTACCAACGGCAAACTACTGCAATTAGAGAACAGATTCGTGCAACGACTGAACTCGCGGCGGCGCAGGAACGCGTTCAGCGATATATGCAGGCACAGTCCAGTCTTTCTGCAAGTCGGGTAGAGGATCTTCTATTTCCAAAAAACGCTGCTGAAAACATCCACGGTTATGAAAGGAGTTTTAAGGAGTTAGTAGAAAATGTCGACCATGGCTCAAATCGTATGGGCCAAGGTATGCGGCATGTTATTGCGCTGTTCGACGAGTTCCAGCGTGGCCAACGCGGGGCTATGACTGCGTCGGCAACGGCCTTCTTGCGAGACACAGGGCTGTTGCAGCAAGGCATCAATGCTCTGATGACTCCGTGGGGCGCGGTTGCTGTTGCAGGTGTGGCAGCATTGGGTGCAATCGCCTATGCTGCTGAACAAGCCCATCAGCGCATAGCTTCAATTCGCGACACCGCTGCTGAGTTGGCCTTAAAAGGACTCGGCGCTGGTCCGCAAGTTCGAAGCGATATTGCAAAAGAGTTTGACGCAGCAAAGGCAGCAGGTAACGAATACGCCGGAACTATTAAAGACCTTCAGGTCGAACTTGCTACGAAACTCCCCGCTGCGACTCAGGAAACCCGGACAGAGATAATTTCCCTTGCACAGTCCTTAGCTGGACTGAAAAACGTTTCTGCTGAGAAAGCAATTGAGCCGTTTTTGAAGGCGTTAGAGCACGGTCCCGAAGCGGCGGCCAAGTTTGTTGAAGGCCAACGCGGACTAGAAGGCGTTATCCGTTCGAATGGAATGACGCTTTCTGAGACTGTTCGAACGATTACGAACGTGGCTCAGGCTTACCGACTTGTTGTCTCCGAATTTGGCAAGGGCCAAATTATGGAGGCAGGAAGAGAGACGAATCTACTTAAAAATAGTTTTGTTGAGTTGTCCGGCGCGTTTATGGACGGCGGTACGGGGCTTGGTGGGACGTTTAATCCTGCCATGAATACCACCGCGGAAATGATTGCGAAGGCTCACGACGCAACGAAAGATCTGAACGAATCTACTCGCCAGAACATCGGCGAGATGATGGCACAAGCGGACGCAATCAAGACGGGAAATAGAAGTCTTGACGATCGTGTAACGGCGCTGAATCGAATTAAGGACGCTCAGGCGGGGGTGTCTCGGCTTGCTGGCGAAGTTGGAGAGTATGGTGATCCGACTGCAGCGCAGCGGGCGGCCAATGCGGTAAAGAACTTAGAAGCCGACCAGAGGAAGCAGACTCAATCTGGTGAGGAGAACGAACATCAGCTCCGAATGAATCGGATCAATGCTGAGGCACAGGCGCAACATGCTAACCTAGCCATTCAAACCCAGGCAGCACAGAAACGGCTCGACGAAGCAAGGCGGATGTCGGAAATTCGCCTTCCTGGTGGCGATCCGAGTCAAGATCCAAGTGTTCAACAGGCAAAGGCTGCGCTTCAAGAAGCGGAACGGAAACAGTCGGATGAGACTCGGCGGATAAAGATTGATAATGCACACGCGGTAGCGGCAGAAGAAGCCCGTGGGACACAAGCACGGATCAAGGCGGAAGAAGATGCGCTTGCAGAAATTAAAGCGGGCGTTGCTGCGGGTAGAACTGCTAAAGAGGAAATAGGTCGGCAAGAAATCAAACTGGCCAACCTGAGACGGGAACTCAACAATAAGAATTTCCAAGAAGCCAGGGACAATGCACGAGCGGAAGTAGAGTTAGCAAAAGGAAATGTAGATCAAATTCTCGCAGCGTATGCGAGGTTGAGTCAAGCCGCTGTTCGCACCGGACAGGCTCCGGCCGTTAATGCTCAGATTGAGCGCGAAAAGGTTCGTGACTTAGAATCGGCCCAGTCCCAGGCGTTTACGAGAGTTACTGAGTTTAATTCCTCGATGGAGCGTCAGGACAACCTGCGCATCCAGGCAAACCATGCGGCGCTAGAGATTCAAGTTGCCCAGCACGCCATGTCGAAAGACCAGATGGCGGCGAAAGAGGCTGAATTTACCCAAACCGTCATGGCGGAAGAGGAGCGTCGGGTCGAGGCGGAGTTAAAAACAAACGGACTCACAGAAGCTCAAAAGGTCCGGCTCTACGATCACCTGGCGGAACTCTATCAGAAAGATGCTGAGAAACAGCTTCAGGCACAAGAGAAACTGACTCAAGCCATCGAAGCCGAAAATACGAAGAAGCTCAAGTCGTTCCAGACGATGTTTGATTCCGTTGGAACGGCGATGGAAAGACTCCTCGATGCAGGGATCACAAGGTCTCAGACTCGACAGCAAGCGTTCCAGGAATTTGGAAAAAGCATCGTCAAGTCGATAACAACGGAACTTGGCCATTTAGGATCACAGTACGCTGGGAAGGGACTTGCGAGTGTTCTTGGTGTCAAAACCGAGGGCATGACCGACACGGGCATCGGTGCGGTTCTGAGTCGGGCGATTGGCGACAAGCTCGGGTTGACGAAAGAGTCGACAGGTACGGAGGCGCTGAAAGGCGTTTCCGACAAGATGCAAAAGGCCGTCGACGCCCAGTCGAAAGCGTCGGAACTGTTTAAGAACTCTGTTCAGGAATTTGCCAAAGCCAGTTCGGCGTTGGTTGGGCTGGCAGATAAGCGGGGAGTTCCAGGCGGGTTTAGTCGAGGAGCAAGCAACGATAATCAACTGGGTTTAGATTCTCCAAGTTCCCAAGCCTCTGCGGCGGTCAGCGAAGCTCTGACTCATACGGGCGAGAAGCTCAAGAACTATTGTGCGATTTTAGTCAATCAAGCGTTGGAGAAGGCTGGAGTCCAAGGTTCCGGTTCAGGACTTGCTTCGAGCTTCAAGAATTACGGATCTCCGGTTTCTCCGGATGATGTCAGAAAAGGGGATGTTTTCTATGCTCCGCCGAGTGGCTGGGGCGATACAGGTCACGTAGGGTTCGCCACTGGCCCAGTTTCTGGCGGGCGGGTTCCGGTTATGTCCTCCCACATGCAGGGAGCAGCAAGTAACCCTGCCGGGGAAGAGACTCGGGACATTTCCAACCTCACGTTCCGGCGGCCGAACTATACGGACACGGTTAAGGTCGATCCGAGTTCGGTGGCCCAAGGAGTTGAGCAAGGAAACAAGGAAGCGTACTCTGTCGGCCAGGTCGCCATTCAAGAAGGTGTCACTCAAGGAAATTCGGACGTAGTTTCTACCAATCAGCAACTTAGCGATAAGGTTGCAACGCTTCAGCAGACCTCCGACCAGCAGAAACAAGCTATTACTCAGAATACGCAAGCCCTCAGTCAGAACACCCAGAAACAAGGCTCAGGGACAGGAACGGCTTCTACTACGTCTTCCATGACGAGTAATTTAGGGCTCTTGACTCAAGGTCTCGGCATCGCCGCCTCGGCGGCTTCGATCTTTGGTCGGCAACTTTCGCCAACTGCTCGGGCGGCTCTGGGAGCAGTTGGAGTTATTACCCAGCTTACGAGCTTTGTCAGAACCGCAGGATCTTCGCTCGGCCTGTTTGGCGATGCGGCGAAAGCAACGTCGAGCGTGACAACGTTGTTGCAAGGGGCAAATACCGCGAACACGGTTGCAACGACTCTGAATACAACTGCCACCACAGCGAACTCAACCGCGCAATCGTCTGCTGCGGTGGGAAGTGGGATTGGAGGAATTTTCAAATCTATTCCGCTGATTGGAATGTTGTTTGAACAGGGCGGAATTGTACCTTCCGCTGCTGGTGGGATGATTTCGGGTGGTGGACTCTCGATCCTTCATCCAAAGGAAATGGTACTTCCGGCGCACTTGTCGACTGGGCTTCAGAACATGATTAGCCGGCAGCAGTATACGAATAATAACCAACCTGGTGCGGTGCTGAACTACAACGCTAACGTGACGGGGTATCATCCTTACGCATCCCGAAGCGCATTTGATGCCCTGCTTCGCCAGCATGGGAATGCCCTGATGGGCCACGTTGAGAATGCAGTCCGTAATGGTTGGCGGGCGGCGTAAAAGATGACCTTTCCGGTCATGCCAGCGTTGAACGGATTTTCAATCCATAAGCGGCCAACGTTTGCGACTACAGTACAAACCCCCAAATCTGGGCGAGAAGTAACGAACTTTCAACAGTATCTTCCCGTTTGGGAGTTTGAACTGGTTTATGAGATTCTTCGGGATCAGACCCAGAACACGATTCCCTTCAGCTATTTCTCTGGAAAGACCGACGTTCAACAACTCATGGGGCTTTTTGCGGCCTGTTCAGGGGAGTATGGGTTCTTTTACTTTACTGATACAAGTGATGCAAGTCGGACGAAACAGCCCCTGGGCCTAGGCGATGGGTCGACGCAGAACTTTCGGCTTCTTCGAACCATTACGCTTAACTCTCTTACATATACCGAACCAGTTGGGGGAATTAACCTTGGAGAGTCTGTAACGGTTTTCGTCAACGATGTGGCGGTTCCTGAGTCTGGAAACTGGACCATCAGTGCCGATTTAACCACGTTAGAGTTTACAACCCCACCGGCAAATGGAGCGACAGTCACAATTTCGTTTTCCTATTACTACCTCTGTCGGTTCATTACGAACGACGCAGAGTTTGAAGAATTTATGTATGGTCGCTGGCTTCAACAGGGACTCAGATTCCGCTCGATACTTCTCCATGCTGCCGGTCAGGGATCGCTTCCGCCTTGGACTAATCCTCTTGATCCGCCGATTCCAGTGACTCCACCGGGAGTTCTGCCTCCTGGGAAGTATTACTGGGAGATGACGGTCGATACTGCTGGTCGGGACGGTACGGCGGG